GGCCTGACGCGCAGAATGCGCTGCGCGGGTTTCGGCAGCCATTGTATCTATAGCTTCCTGTCGTTTCAGCTGATTCCAGATCATGTCTGCTTCGGCTGTTGCGATATCGGCCGCTCTTCCCTGCTTTGCCGCTTCATTTTCCGCTGCGGCAGTGGCAGCAAAAGTAACGTGTTCAATTGCTTCTATGCTTACCCCAGGAATGCTTCCCAAGGCACCGATAAACTTATTAATAATGTCAATAGCACCATTGACCATGTTTTGCAAAATAGTAAGAACATTCACCTTCATGTCACCCATATATCCGCCTATTGCGGCTCCTGCCTTTGACATTCCCAAACTCATTTTATCCCACAGATTCAGCACGGCATTAACACCGGCCGTGAATCCAATTTTAACAAAATCCCAAGCAAGAAGAACTGCATCGACTACTGTTTCCCATGCGGCCTGAACTCCACCCATTGCGTTTATCCACACAGCTATTGCCGCAACTACGGCAACGATGCCTACTATTATCCACGTCAAAGGATTAGCCAGAATGGCAGTATTCCATAACCACTGTGCCACCGTAACTACTCCGATTATTACCGCCAGTGTACCTAACGTTGCCGCAAGTACGATTGCGATCGGTGCAATCACATCCATGTGCTCTGCAATGGCTTCAAGGGCCGGATTTAATGCGGATGTTAATAACTCCTTAAATTGAAGCACATAGGGATACAGTTCGCCGCCTATAGTTTCTTTTAAGTCACCCGTGGCATTATTTAACTGAACGATTTTTCCGGCATCCGTGCCAGCAATCGCTTCTGCCAAACCGCCCCACGTTTCTGTTGTTACTTCGGCAACTATCGCTACTTTGGCAGCTTCGAGGCCTACGCTTTCCACGTAAGCCCTCGTTTGCTTGTCTAAAGTTTTCAAAGATTTTACACTGTCGTCCTGTAGGGCGAGAACTGCTTTTTGAGATTCGGATACTATAAACCCTTTTTTCGTAAGTCCTTCATATTGCCCTTGGAGCGCTTTGCCCAATGCTGTAGCATAGGAAACCGCAGCCTGCGTTCCGAGTTCTGGCGCTCCCTCATTCATACCTATGGCAAAATCCGCGAATGTCGGCATAAGTGCGGTTAGAGCTTCCGTATCTGATATGTAAGTCGCCAGTTCTGCCAGCCCAGCGATCATTGTTTCGTCGCCGATAGTGGTTTTTGCCTGTATCGCAGATGCTTCTTCGAGAATGGATTTGTAATCTTCAAACGCTACGCCTTGGTTAGCCAAAACGACTGCGAGGGAAGTTTCGGCCTGTTTCTGGACATCATACAAGCCTGTTAATTTGCCAATCTCATTAATTCCCGATTTAACAAGCGCCAATCCCTTGCGCGATACTTCCAGTGCTGCGTTGAAAGCTGTTATCTGTCCTTCCTGGCTTTCGAATCCTTTATTATTTTTGACCTCGTTGAGACTCTGATTCATTTGATCAATCGCCGCTGTCGCAAGTTTGACATCAGCAGCCGCCTGTGCGAATTCTGGCCCGAGCTCCGCACCCTTAATGCTGCGTATGGCGATAAGGGTGCTATTCATGGCTTTTACTATGCCCTGCATAGGTTTTGATATTTTGTCCTGCAATGCGAGCGTGCTGCTAATTGTAGACATTGATCATCACCTGCCCCTCTTCTTTGGCCTTGATTTTATTTCTGCCAGCCGCTTTTTCTCTGCATCAATTTTGTTTTCAATACACGCAATCACAAACACTTTCTCTGCCCGTGGAAGATTAGCGAACTCTGACGGCTTGTAACCCATGTTCAACACGGCATATTGGCAAGCCGCCATTTCCCCATCTTCCATGATTAGTTTTTTACTTCTTTAATTTCTTCGTTAATATCGTTTTCTTCTGCGTCGAATCCGCTGGCCCGAACAATTCCATCAGACAATGCCTGCACTTCACCTGCTAAGAATTTTTTCGTAACAAAATCGGCTACCGTCGCGCATTTTGCTTTGGAAAGAAATTCTGCATCTGCGAGATTCGGCTCAATGACATGTCCGGTTATAATCAGCAAATTGAATTTGCTACTATCGAAGTCTGCACCTCTTTTATTAATCTTTCCCTGGCTCCTGGTGCGATAAGTAGACCACTCTTTTTCACTCATTGGCCTGACGATAAACGTTCCCAATCTTTCGCTGACATACACCTCTTCGGTAAACTCTGATACATCCGGTAGGGATAATAAATCCTGTAATTTACTCATTTTTCTTTTTCTCCTTTTTTATGCTGCCGGGAATAAGGCGTTGAATGCCTCTGGGTTATCAACGCCGCTGAAAGTATAATCGCACGAACCTTCGAGCATATCTGCATCGATATCAAGCATAGCTATGTCGCCGCCGTCAATATTGCATTGCTGTAGCTGAACCGAATGTCTGCCTGCGTTGCTTCCGGGATCGTCATTAGTAACAACCATCGTAAAATACACGTCCCTGCCCGTTCTGGCATAGTCAATAAGCATTTTCGACCAACGACTCGTAACCCAATGATATGTGAAACTTCCAGTTCCTACCCATCCGGCAGACCTGTGTCTATCTGCCGGGTCACCCATGGCTCTGTATGCGGTTTTGTTTTTTGAAATATTGGCAGTGATATTTTTAATTTCAGCAAGTTCCTCAACTCTGCCGTCAATAACTGCCGTGATTATTCCCCGCCGCCCCTCAACCGGCCTTGAATCATGTAATAGCATTTATATTCCTCCTTTTCGGGCACAAAAAGCGCCCACTTGAAAATAGGCGCTTAAATAATGCTTAATCAACAAAAACTTCCATATAGAGCTTGCTCATTGCCGCTACCGGCTGCACGTTGACACCGACAAGAACCGCTTCTTTCGCTTTTCCGGCCGCTACCGTAACATCGGTTGCGCCGTCAAAGTTTTCGATTGCTCCAAGGGTTTGTAGTTCGCCGTAATATGTCAGCAGCATGGCTTGGAATATACCCCTGCCATCTGCGTTATTCTGCACTATTCCCTTAAATGACGTTTCCCATATTGCGCTAGTGCTTGTTCCGATTTCGTCAAGCACCCTTATAACCTGATTGAGCCGGAAGTCCTCTGATAGCTCAGCCGTGTATGTACGCAGACTGTTAATATCGTCTTCAACCACAATGCTGCCGCTTGTATTTACCGACAAAATGAATTTGCCCGACTGCAAAGCTTCGATGATTTCGGAATTTGTACGCTCGTTTAGAATTCGAGTAGCGCCGGTGAATGCCTTGGCGACATTGGACTGTGTCACGGATGCCCCGGCGGTAATTCCAGCAACCCACGCAGTAGCCTCTTCGGCAGTTACCTCGACGTCGCCCATCATTACACCGCAGTCGGAATTGATAACCCCGTGGTAATCGGCTGCGTCGTAATTTGCAACAACAATCTGAACGTACTTGCCCTCTGTGTCGCGCATTTCCTCTGCAAACTTAGCGAACTGCGCGGCGAAAGTATCATTATTCTGCGTCAGCGCCATTGTCTGCCAACGCGCCTTGCGTGCTAATGCCAGATATGCCGGGTAAGCCGTCGCTGGTGTTACTGTGCCGTTCGTGCCGCCAGTTAGAGTAATGCCGGCATTTATGGCCAGTGCGCCGAATCCGCTGAATTCCACATAATCATTGTTTACAAGTTCCTGCACTGTGGAAGCTGTTTGTGCGTCCCGACTTACGCCGTCAACGTAGGTTGTGACCGTAAATAGGCCATCGGATTCGGTTATGACTATAGTAATCATATTGCCTTTGGTTCCGGGATACTTTGCAATTGCCGTCAAGCTGCCCTGTGTTGCTGTTGCCCTCACACCGCCGCTATCAAGCCTATAGACAAGCGCCTTGTAACAGCCAGACAACATAAGATTGAGCAGTTTGGCTTCCGCATCGAAAGCCGTGAAGCCTACTTTTGACAGGCTACTGCCGTCCGTGAGGTCGGTGCTGTACACTTCTATGAGAGTATTTTCCGGTCCCCATGAAAGCGGTATAGCCAATGTGCCTATTCCCCTATCTCCAACCTGCATAGTCGGGGCTGAAACGGCGGTGAAGTTGATATATGCCCCGGGCCTGACCTTGTTTTGGCTGATCCATCTGCCACCCATGTGTTACCTCCTTAATATTTACATAATAAATGCGCCCGCCTAAATTGACAGACGCGCGCTAAATCGTGATATTTGTTTCAATCTGTTCTTGCAACGGTCCGAGTTCAATCGGCTTCGTCGCCATGACGGATACATTGCAGAAAAAGTGGAGTACGCCGTCAACTTTCTCTGTCCTCCGGCCAGTCAATCGCACCGGCATGCCGTTCCACGTGATATATTCCAAGTCCGACAGCATCCGGATACTTATATCATCAAGCTGCTGCTGCAAAAGGTTGACGCTACTTGGATCGGCAGCGACATGATAACGAATTGTCACAAAATAAGAAACCATCCAGTGATTTTGTCGCTCCGCTTGTATATCAAGCGTGAGTTGCTGAATGAAAAAATGCGGGTATACAAGCAGCTGAACCGGCGCTGTTTCTCGAAACCGCATTGCGCCCGGGAATGCCTCACCCAGAGCTATTACTAGTCCGCTAGTAACACTGGTTGCCATGATCTCGTACAACGTCACACCCCCTGCCTGACGCTCATCGTCGCCTCTTGTCGCGATTGATTGACCACGGGTGCACCAATAACACCGTCATATGTTTCAAGCACTGTGCCATTAACCGCCAGTTTTCGCGCTACAATTCTGTCAGCGTTTTGCAGGTCGATTCCCACGGCACAATTAATGCGCAAAGCGTGGATAATAGGCACAGCGCCCACCGCTACGGGATCGGGATTATCAACGTCTGAAAAAGATATGTGAACCTTGATACCGGAATAGAATGGCACATTCGGATC